ACAACATCGCCCGGATAGTAGGTTACACTAGAACTATAAGTACCAACCATTGCATCTCTATTGGCAACTTGATCTAGTATTTCTTTAAATTCTTGACTGTCGACTAAGGGTTTACATTTAGCACGATATAAGTGTGGATACCAAGTTACAGAAAATCCTTCAGCTGCTCGATTGACTTCTTCGATAACATAGAATCTTCTTAGAGCAAACTGAAAATCATTAAGAGCATGATCATCTTTCAAATGCGGAAGCTCTATAACATCACCGCTGATCAACTTACGACCTAATTTTTCTATAGTATCATTAATATGAAACGTAATAAAAACAGTATCATTTTGTAAGAATAATCCAAATTGACTTAAATTAAAATCTAAATCTTGAAGGCTATATACGCCTCTCATTACATAGACATCGGGATCGTATTTTCGATCTCTATTTTCTAAAAATAACAAATCTTGAATTTGTGTAGGATCATCTGTAGAATACACGGGCTGAGTAGGCGTAGCTGCATTACCTGTAGCACCGGGTCCTAGGTATCGATGTATAAACACATCAGTACCACCAACCTGGAACATTTCCCAGATATTTTTATCTATAAATTTATAATCATTGCCCTTTTCAGGACGATAAAGACTTAGTCTTGGCATAGTCATATATTTACCGCAAGAATAAATAACAGTATGAGCCAAATAGACCAATCAAAGCAAGAAGTTTTTAGTTATTGCAAAGCCATGCTAGGCGACGGCATGATTGATGTAGAACTAGATCCTATACACTACGAAACTGCACTTAATAGAGCATTAGCAGTGTTTCGACAGCGTTCAGATAACGCTGTTGAGGAAAGTTATGCGTTTTTAACACTAAGACAAGATCAGCAAGAATATATTTTGCCTAAAGAAATACAACAAGTACGACAAATTTTTAGACGCAGTATAGGATCTCGCACAGGCAACGGTACGGGCGGTACAGTATTTGAACCGTTCAATCTAGCCTATACTAATACCTATTTGTTAAGTTCGACAAATATGGGCGGACTATTAACCTATGAATTATTCAGCGGTTATCAAGAATTAGTAGGAAAGATGTTTGGATCATTTATTAACTTTATCTGGCAACCACAAAGTCGCAAGATTATGATTCAGCAACGCCCTCGTGGTGACGAAGAAGTAATGTTATGGGTCTATAATACCAAGCCAGATTTTGCTATTATTGACGATACTTATGCAGGGCAGTGGATTAAAGACTACAGTTTAGCCAACTGTAAAATGATGCTAGGTCAAGCCCGTGAAAAGTTTGCTCAAATTGCTGGCCCTCAGGGCGGAAGCAGTCTAAACGGTGCGGCAATGAAAGCTGAAGGCACAGCAGAAATTGAAAAACTAACAGACGATTTGATGAAATTAGTACCAGGCGGTCAGGGGTATACTTTTATTATAGGTTGACCACGGTAATATTCTCCTGTATACTTTATACAGTTGGAGAATATTATGATTATTGGAATATGTGGATTTATTGGCAGTGGAAAAGACACTGTTGCTGATTACCTAGTTAACTTTCACGAATTTCGTAGAGAAAGTTTTGCATCAACCCTCAAAGATGCGGTAGCTAGTGTGTTCGGTTGGGATCGTACCATGCTAGAGGGTCGTACTAAAGAAGCTCGAGAGTGGCGAGAACAAGTAGATCCTTGGTGGGCCGCAAGACTTGATATGCCTACATTGACGCCTAGATGGGTACTACAATACTGGGGCACTGAAGTGTGTCGTAAAGGCTTCCACGATGATATTTGGATTGCCAGTCTAGAAAATAAACTCCGTAACAGTCGAGATAATATCGTAATTTCAGATTGTAGATTTCCTAATGAAATTGAATCTTTAAAACGTGCCGGCGGAAATATTGTTTGGGTACAAAGAGGTAACCTACCTGACTGGTACGCTGATGCTGTCAGCGCCAATCAAGGAAGCAACGTAGGTTTAAATGCAATGAAAATGCGCAAGATACACGCCAGCGAGTGGGCTTGGTTAGGCAGTGATTTTGATGTTGTAGTTGACAATAACGGATCAATCGATGATTTATACAAACAATCGGCTAGTCTAGTAGTCAGCGACAAGATCGCCTTGTCTCCAGGTAATTCCGTCTTTGCCTAATACTTGAGCGCAATTACAACAAACTGTTTTTAAATTAAGAGGTCGGCAGTTATCTAAATTGCCGTCTATGTGAAATACTCTAAACACTGCCGAATGCGGACTACGATGCCCGCATTTTTCGCATTGTGATTTTATCTTGTAGCCAGCACGTTGCCAACGAGGTATGCCATGATACAATCCGTTGGCCATACAGATTTCACAGAGTTTACGATAATAAACTCTATCATTTTTTTTATAGTTAACAGCACGGGGTCGCTGTCCGCACTTGCAAAGCGGTCTCATATTAATATTTACACCTTTTCAGCCCCTTTTCATACTTACATAACCTGGTGTTTTTTTAGTCTGTCGCTAAATATTAGTACATTGATTTAACCCTAGGAGAGAGTCGAATGGCACTAATATCACCAGGAGTAGAGGTACAAGTAATTGACGAGAGTTTTTACACTCCAGCAGAACCAGGTACGGTTCCGTTAATTGTTGTAGCCACTGCTGAAAACAAATTGAATGGAGCTGGCACAGGTACAGCTTCAGGCACAACCGCAGCTAATGCAGGCAAAGTATTTAAAGTTACTAGTCAAAGAGAATTGGTCGAAACTTATGGTTCACCATTCTTTGAGAAGACAGCTAGTGCTAGTCCTGTACATGGCGGAGAAAGAAACGAATACGGTCTACTAGCTGCTTACAGCTTGCTAGGAGTTTCAAATTCTGCATTTATTTTACGTGCAGACATTAACCTAAATGAACTAGAAGGTCAAACAGATGCTCCGGGAGCGGAACCTGCAGATGGCAAGTGGTGGATTGATACACAGACAACCACTTGGGGCATTAACGAATGGAATAGTTCTTCACTAGCAAATGGTGGACAAAAGTTTACTGCTAAAACTCCTTTAGTACTCACAGATGCTGATGTAGATAACATCAGCAGCAATGCTCCAAAAACATCAGTTGGTACAATTGGAGACTATGCAGTAGTAATCCAAACAGCAGCTGGTGATGGCACATTTTCAGCTGAAGATGAACTTGTTAGAATGTATTACAAGAGTGCAGGCAATGCAACTGCTGGTATCACAGCCGGTACTTGGGTACTAGTTGGCAGTCAAGACTGGGCCGCAAGTCACCCAACTGTAAACAGCGCCACAGCCGTTGGCGCAGTATCTGGCACATTGGTTATTAACGATGTATCTATTACACCGGGTGTTACTTTAGCTTCTTGTGTTTCAGATATCAATACAAAAATGAACGGCAGTGGCATCACAGCCGTAGCAAGTAATAACAGATTGTACCTATACAGTGACGGTACTTCCACAGCTACAGATGGCGATTCTACAACAACTGCTGGCGGAACTGGTGGTATTGTTATTTCTGGTACAGCTCTTGCTGCTTCAGGAGCGAACGATGCTGCAATTTTAGCATCACCTTTAAAAATAGCTGCTGGTACTTATATGTGTCCAGTTCTAGCACAACAGCCGCATACCAGCGTTCCATTGTTTAAAAAATCAGATTTTGGATCTACTGTAAATGCTCGTCCTACAGGTTCTGTATGGGTTAAAACAACTGAGCCAAACAATGGCGCACGTTGGAGAGTTAAGCGTTACAATGCATCTACAGGAGCATGGGTAGCAAATGAGGCTCCATTGTATGCAAATCCACAAGCTGCACTATATTATCTAGACAGATCGGGTGGCGGTACAAATCTTCCTAAAGATGCATTGTTTGTTCAAACAAATGCTAGAGAAGATGTAGGATCTTATTCTGCTACTACTGGAGCAGTTGGTAACTTTGATGCGCTAGACGAAAGCCTAGCTACTGCTACATTTAGATTGTGGAAAAGAGCTGCTAGCGGCGCAACCGCAATCAGATCTAAAATTATTGAAACTGGAACACTGTCTGCAAGTTCAAGAACTTTCACAGTTAAGCAGTCAATTACAGGTGATTTAAATCTAAGCAGTGCTGCAACGTTTACATTTACCGCAGCAGGTACACCGGATGATGCGTTTACAATTGCAGGATTAATCAATGCTGCCAGTTATACTGATTCAACTGGTGCTGCTATTACAAATAATGTAGTTGCTAGCGTTACAACTAGCAATGAATTAGTGATCACACACAAGGCCGGTGGTGATATCAGATTAAATGATACCACAGGAACTTGCATTAGCACATTATTCACAGCTTATAATTTGGAAACAGGTGCAGGAACAACTAATTTTTACAATTTGTCTGGTGGATTAACCACAGGTGCAGCTGACGATTATCTAGCTTCTTTATGGATTCCTTTAGTAGGAGATGTGTTCTCTGCTACACCAGATGCTCCATTAGATACTCCTGCTGACGGACAACTATGGTACAATCCATCATTTGGTGAAGTTGACCTAATGATTCATAACGGTACTACCTGGGTTGGCTATCAAAACTTTACTGGATTTACAGCAACTGACCCAGAAGGTCCTATTGTATCTGCAAGTATGCCAGAAACACAAAGTGATGGTACTATATTAGTGACTGGAGATATTTGGATTAGCACAGCTGATCTAGAAAATTTCCCAACTATCTATAAGTATAACACTGATGCTGGAACTAAGGTTGCCGACAAGTGGGTATTAGTTGATAAGACTGATCAAACCACTGAAGAAGGTATATTATTTGCCGATGCTCGTGCTGGTAAAACTGGTGGAACTGCAACAGCAGCACCGACCGGTACTATCAAAGAGTTGTTAACTAACGACTTTTTAGATTTTGACGCACCAGATCCAGATTTATATCCAAAAGGTATGCTATTATGGAACCTACGTAGAGGCGGTGGAAACGTTAAGAAATACAGAGAGGGATATATCGACACTACGGCAGACAATGTGCGTATGGCCGATGTTTCAATGGAAGCATATTGGCCAGATCGTTGGACCACAGCTAGTCCAAATAACGAAGACGGCTCAGGTAGTTTTGGTCGTAAAGCACAGAGATCAGCAGTTGTTGCGGCATTGAAGAGTGTCATTGATACTAGCGAAGAAGCCCGCGATGAAGAACGTAGAAACTTTAATCTAATTGCTTGCCCTGGATATCCAGAAGCACTAAGCAATCTAATTAACTTAAATCTAGATCGTAAAGTAACATCGTTTGTAGTCGGTGATACACCACTACGTTTGAAGAGCGATGCAACAAGTCTAGTAACCTGGGGTACTAATGCTAATCTAGCACTAGACAACGGGGACAACGGTATTGTTACCTATGACGAGTATGCTGCTGTTTGGTATCCAAACGGATTTACCACTGACCTAACAGGTGCTAATGCAGTTGTACCAGCT